TAATGAATTCAAACAAGATCACGTTATCCACGCCCTTGTTGATTGTTAGTTTTTTTGCGTACACTGGTTCCCACCTCCGGACAAATACCTCACCCACTCCTTCAGTGTCTATTAATAAAATTCGCTGGATCTGTTGATAAATGTAGGCGGTGGTTGAGTACATAGTTCCAAATATTTACCTAAAAGTTTAGTGTATAAATAAACCGAATGAAACTTATGGGCAGTGACTTATTTCAAAAATTAGCAGACAAATATCCGTTTATAACCTTGTGCATGTATGCCAGTAACGAATATGTGGGCATAGTACAAAATCGTGATGATGCAATTACCACCATCTACGACTTTGGTGCTGTTACAGACCAGGATGCCAAGCGCAGATTTATAGATTTAGCCAACACCTGGTGGTGGGAAAGCAATAGAAGTATACCCATCAATATATTCCTGCGTGGAGAATGGGATCCGTTCCGTCCTACATTGCGAACATTTGCCAACAAAGATCTAGAGATTCTGCATGGCCCAATATGCAGTTTAAACGACATTGCTCGCAAGAAGAGCAAAAGAAAGAGTATTACACTCGTTAGGCGGGTTGATTAAGCAGATTCATATGCAAAGCCACTAGAGCCGCATAAGAAATACTATGACTCTTCTTGAATGTGTAGCCTTGTGAATCATCTCCATCCCATACACCAGCAAATACTTCTGCCCATGAACGTGTCTGTAAATGCGCCTTGCCCGGACGAATAATAGATATAAAAGCCGCCATCCTGGGTATTGAATCTGGCTTCATTACTTTTAGTAAATCTGTATAGTTGCCCACGTGTACCAACTGCCGGGCCCACTCGCGATCAGTCCACAGTCGTTCCCAAGGTGGTGTTGCAGTCAACATTGCCTCATAGTGTGAGGGATCACGAACCAACTGATACACACTCATGTTCAAGAAGTCTAGTTTGAAGTATCCACGCTGTTCAGCAGTTTCATAATCCAAAGCCGCACAGTTATTAAACGGATCTCTTGGTATATCAGTAACGTACACACCCGAGTTGTGTCGCCTACCATTGCTTTGCCGTGCCGGAGTATGCCGAATCAGTTTCAGCACTGATTCTCTGTCAGCAAAATCTAAATCAATGTCTGCGCTCATTCTTGCACCAATGCGGCCACAATACGTACTCGTTCCTGTGCTTGCTCAACTGCTTCAAGTGCATCTGCCACAGCAGGATGTTCTTTTGCTAACGCCGCAAGCCTTTTTTCTTCCGCCATTTGTTGTTGTACCCAATCAATGGCTTCCTCGGCCGCCCCATTGAGTCCTACACTGGTATGTGGCATGTTTAGTTCCAACCAAGTCATACCATCATAAACTTCAAGACGCTGAGCACTGGTGTTGAATCGTAAGTTACCAACACCCTGTGAACCGGGTTGAGCACTTACATAGGTGCTGGCACTGCCGCCTATTACTTGTATGTACTTTCCACTGGTGTGAATTGCTTTGATCATGTTACCATCCTGCTTGTTTCAATATTTCTTTGGCATACTCTTTATCTGCTGGATAGTTAGCAAACTTTTTTTGCCAGGCATCTGAGTCGATATAGGGCCACACCATGGCCACTTGTTCTGTTGAGAGTTCACTCAAGAACTTTTGTCCTGATTCACTATTGTAGATCACCCAGGGCGAAATGCGTCCTGCTGTGACAGCATAACATAGACTATTGGTATTGCCATAGCGCATCCAGTCATGTGCGGGATTGCCTGTTTCCTCTGCCCATCTCATGCTGTGTTCAATTGCACGGGCCAAGGCATCGTCCACTGCTTCCACACGTAGGTATTCTACGAGATATTCTGTATAGATCTTGTCACTGCACCAGTGATCAATTTTCTTTTGTGCTTTTAACAACCATGTCATGAATCTTGCCGGGGCAATCACATGAGTGTTTACACAATAGTTTCCAAACTTGACAAATGCTCTGTAATACGGCGAGTCACAAAAGTCATCATGTGTTTTGTTTTTTGCCGAGCCTTGCATGGTTTCGTAAAACTTGATGTAGGCCTGAAATCCCAGGCGCACACCTGCTTCATCCTTGCTAAGACGTCTGCGCTTGGGCTCACACATGTGAACTGCTATGCTTGTTTCTCTAGCAAATGTTTTCTTACAATACTCACACGTGAATGTCATTCTAAAATACCGTTTTGATTGATATAGTCAACTAAAAATTTATTCAACCATTGATGTTGTCCTAATGCAACATGTCTAGAATCTGCTGGATGTTTTTCGTCACCTGGATAAAAGTCTGCGCCTTGTTCAAATTGCCAAGGTATACTTTTCCATTTAAGTCTCTGAACAAATTGTTTGTTTGATTTTAATAAATCAAATGATTTGTTGTCAATTACCCAATCCAACACATGTTCAGCAGTATTAAATATCACACATCTGTGTCCTCGATAGTGCAGACTATCACGTAGGCTCAACAACTGATATTGCAAGTTCACCGCAAGATCCTCTATTCCCAGCGTGGTAAATTTATCCCAAAGAGCAGAATACTCTATCAAGTCTTGAACTGTAAAATGCTTATCAAATTCAGGTTCAAAACTTGACGTTGTGGAAGAAGATAAACCAGAATTTAACGACCTCCATTTACCATCCTCATTGTCTCTTTCTAAACGTGTTGGCAACTCGTACCTAGTCAAAAAAGTAATACCGATTATATAAAGTGTAGGAACTAATGTTTTGTAACTGTCTCTTAGTGTGGTTCTTATAATTCTACTATTACATGCTGAATTCATCGAAAGATTTTCTGACGTTGGTATTCCTAGACATGAGGCAAGATCTTGTGTACCGCCGCCGCGGTCATAGTACGCCATATAACTACAACCATTTACAACCAGTCTATTAGGTGTCATTTTTTGTCGTTGCCCGCGGCTCGATTGTATGCATCAATTTCTTTTTGAGTTGTTATCGCACACATGACATCTATTTCATCATCTTTGTAATCGGGGTACATGGCCACAAGTGCTTTGCGTTTGGCCGATAGTCCTGCTTCTTTCTTGCGGGGTGCGATCCACGGATGTCTTGGCGTACCCAAATTGGGACTTACCGTTGTGGCCATGAGCCATTGCAGTCGAGGGTGCCGGCCCACGTTAAAAAAGTGCTTGTTCAATCTCTCATTTGTAGCAATAACATAGAACTCTTGCAGGTCACGTGATCCTTCTACTGCGGAGCCCCAGCGTATCATGAGATAGTTTGAAAACTTTTTCTTTTCTTCTGGAGTTAAATCGTCATAGAATGTTCTGACCTTGCGATCAAACATACGCATTTCGTTGGCAATGTTCAGTTTATCACTCATGTTCTTTGCTCAGTTGATAGATCATTATAGCACGTTCCAGCGCATCTTGTAAAGTAGGATTGGTCCGTGCCTCTCGGCGGATCTCACCCCAAAGTTGGTCTTCCAACATATGATCACGCAAGGGTCTTCTGTCGCTGGTTCTTGAGTCATAGTCAATACGGTGTCCGTTTATGGGATCATACTCACGACCGTTTTCGTATCCTACTACTTTTCGGGTACTAGGATCAGCGCCAAACTCTCTGGCATATACTACGCCATCGGCACGTTCGTAAATGTAAGTGGCACCTGGTTTGAGTGTTCCCATTGCCTACCACGCTTTATTGTAGTCCACAATCTCGCAGTTGCGGCTAACGTCTTTTACAAAGTACACACAGTCCGGAGTTGAACTGTCGTCTATGGGTACACACAACATCTGTCCGTTCTTGAGTTTGGGTGCGTACCATGCTACTTCTTGATACACATCCACAATCTCTACGTTAGGAAAGGAGGGACGGAAACTTGAAAGTGGGTTGAATTGAAATGCGCTAAAGCCACGATCATTGATTGATGTTAGTGGCAGTATTTCCAAGTCGCCCACGTCAGGTTCACCAATAAGGATTTGCCAGTCCACGGGCATTCGGATTCTGTTGGTGCCTATCTGTAGCACTAGAGCAGGTGCATTAAAACTTTCTAGAAAAATTAATGGAATATAATGATAGTCTGGATTGGCAGGATCAGAATTGTCTAGTATTGCAAATCTCATGTCTTCTACCTGTTCAGGCAAATGATCAAGATCGTAAGGAGCGTTGTCGAGTGTTAATATGCGCATGTTTTAATAATACAGGATTTATATTGAAAAGTCAAGCGATTTTCATCCACTCTAGTTTTTCTGAACTGAATGGATAGTTGGCTTCTTTATAAAACTGTTTGCGTTTGGTTAGGTGTCTTTTGGCAAACTTGCAGGTACTAGTAATGTCCCAAATTTGCACATGATCTTTGTCTTCGGCTTTTCTTATGCCTCGTCCAATACTTTGAATAACACGGACAAAACTTTTGCCGGGTTCAATAAGAACCAAATTAAAAATCCTAGGGATATTAATACCCACAGCGGCAACACCATAGGTAGCC